GCACCAGCCACTCCAGGCCGTCTTCTCGGCTATTCGTTTTCGTTCAACCTTGACGGCACCAAGGACAACCAGAACAACGTCGTGGTGCAGACCCACTTCGACGCGGATGCATCGCTCGAAACCATCAACGGCACCATCGACAAAATCCTTGCCACGGTCGAACGAGCTCGCGCGGTAAACGACCTCGCACGCATCGAGATCGAACTTGAGCACGCCGAGCGCATGTACATCCACTTGCCCGAAGACATAGCCCGCATCACGAAGCAGAAACAAGATGCATGGACGGCGAGCGGGAAACCCGGTAAGGTGAAATTTACACCGAGAGATCAGACAGAACTTCAAAACGTGGAAGTCAATCAGAACGCTCTCAAGACGACTATCGAACGTCTACGGAACCGTAAGTCAGTGTTGGAGAGTATCGTTGGCCCTCACATCCGCGCAGATCGTAAACCTAGCGTGTCAGACGGCTCGGTGCCCAAAGTACCTCACCCAGGCCGGACAGCTTCTTAACGTCATTCTGGCGAACCTTGCACGTATCAACGACATGGAGGCCGCTCGCGGCCTCTTTCGTTTTAGTAGCGCCATCCCGTCCGGCATCGACATTGCGACCGGGTTTGCCTATTACAACCTTGCCGCCGATCATTTACGGGTGCAGCGTAATGGGTTTTTTTATTATGACCAAGGCACTCCCAACACCCTGATCGAGATGCCCGCCGAGGACTTCGACGCGCTGCCATTCCAGGCGGGGTTTTACGGGCAACTGCTTTACTACAACATTAATGATAGCACTTCCCCCGCAACGGTGCGCTTGTGGCCGATAGGGAATACGGGGTACACCTTGAACATCCGGTACATCCGTTTGATGCCCGACATCGCCACCCCTGAAGCATCTCTTGTGGTACCCTGGTTTCCCGAACAGGAGTATCTCATCAAAGAGCTTTCCGCCGAGCTGATGGCACTGACGAGCGACAGCCGCATGGCCGAGTTCAAGGCCATGGCCATGGACATCTTGCGGCGTTGGCTCATTTCACAGCGAGACGACGCGAGCTATGCGCAGACTGTAAGCCTCGACCGCCGCCGCTTTGGCTCAGGCTCGGGTCGGTTGAAAAACACCAAGGCCATAGGGGGCTTCTAATGGCCCTCAACCGGTCGAAAGTATTCACGATTGTGCCAGCGGGCCTCACTGATAGCCCCGACGCGGGCCGTGCTTTTCCTGGTGCAATGGGCACGCTTTCGAACCTCATCCCGTTCCCAGGAGCCAACGGCATTTGGCAGTGCCGCCCCGCAGCGGCCAGGCTGACCGCGTTTCCGGCATTCAACACCCCCGGCTTCATCTCGCTTATGCAAGTCATCGGTAGTCGCGTCTATGGGATGATCTCATCCCTGCGAAATGCCGGTAACGATGAACCCTTCGTCTATGATATCCCGACGGGATTGTTCATCGCCGTGTCCGGCACCACAGCCGCAAACACTCCGGCCTCTCCCGCATCTTCAGGAGCGTGGACGCCGCCCACGCTTGCGCAGATCGGTTCGAAGATCATTATCACTCACCCGGGCTTCAACGCTGTTGGCGGGTTCTACTTCGGCACTCTTGACATTTCGAACCCTGGTGCTCCCGCCTGGAGCGCGGGCAACCTTACAGGGGGCGTAACGGCTTTTAGCGTGGCGACGGGCAAACCGACAGTGGTAGCGCAGTTTAGCAACCGTTGCTATTTCGCCGCTGGCAACTTCATCGTATTTTCGGACGTGCTCAACCCCGCTAACGTAAGCTTTGCCACGAACGTGCTCACCCTTGGGGCCGTGGGCTCGAACCAGCCAATCACCGCGCTCGTAGGGCTACCCCTGAATGCCCTAAGCGGGGGTATCATCCAATCTCTTATCGCGTTCATCGGCACGGCGTCCCTCTATCAAATCACTGGGGATGCAACCTCGACATCGGCCCCACTACAACTTAACCAGTTGAACGTGCAGACGGGCACCTACAACCAAAACTCCGTTACGGGATATCCTGGAGGCCTTGTCTTCGTAGCGCCCGATGGCCTTCGCACGATCTCATATCAAGCTCAAATTTCGGACCCCATCGGGTTCGCCGGGCAGGGGGTCACACTTCCTTTTTTCTATCTGACCACCCCTTCGCGCACGGTGCTGGCCTATTCCTCGGACGTGCTGCGGGTGTCTCTGCAAAATGCCCTTACCAACACCGCTCAAGAATACTTCTATCACTTTTCCCGCAAGACGTGGAGCGGACCTCATACGTTTCCGGCATCCCTCATCAGCCCGTACCAGTCCAGCTTCATCGCAACCCCTCTCGGGATACCTGGGGGGTTATGGCAATCGAACGCAATCCCCGGTGCGACAAACACCTATACGGAGAATGGGGTGCCTTTGCAGTTCGCTTTCGGAACCCCCCTGGTGCCGGATAATAGGGGTAACAGCGAGAGCGCGCTGATCGAAGCGACCCTCGATATGGCGCTGAATAACATGGATACATACACTTTCAGCGTTCTAGACGAGCAAGCCTCGGTGCTCAGTACCGCGACGGTGAAGGGTACGGGCCAACCCACGGTCTGGGGATCGTTCCTATGGGGAGCCTCGAACTGGCTAGGGGTCAGCCAAAACTATGCCCCCCGGCGACTGGATTACGACATCCCCGTCGTATACAAGCGGGCCTTTTTCGTAGGGACAGGCCCTTGTTCGCAACCCTTCCGTATCGGTGTGCTTAACGCGACCGTGGAAGACTTGGAGTTTTTGATGCAATGAAGGCTATAAGAGCACTACTTGCAGCACTACTGTTTTCAGTACCGGCGCAAGCTCAGATTGTAGGCAGCTTGCCCTACAACTTTACGAACGGCTCGGTTGCCGATGCAACCCAGGTCATGGCTAACTATAACTATATAGCTAGTCAGGTCAATGCGAACTCGGTAGGGGCGGGCGTCAACTCGACCATCACGGCGATCACTGGCCTCACGGTGCCGCTATCGGCTTCGCAAGGCGGTAGCCAAATCTTCACGGCGGGCACGTCGGCGGGGACGGCCAACGCCCAAGCCGTGGCGACGGGGGTCGTTCCAGCGGGCTTCGCTCTTAGCGGCAAGCCGGTTGTCGTCTTCATTGCGGGCTTGACGAATACGGGTGCGACGACCCTTGCCTTCAATGGTACGGCAGCGACGGCGGTGACGAAGCTCACGCCCTCGGGAAGTGTGGCCCTAACAGGTGGCGAGATCGTATCCGGTGCGTTGGTGCAGGCCGTCTTCAACGGCTCGACGTACACGCTCATCACGAACAACCTGTCGCTCATCGGCCCACAGACAACACTTGCCAGCGCCGCCACAACCGACTTGGGCACGATCAACACCCACAACATGTCTATTTCAGGCACGACGACGGTCACGTCGTTTGGGTCGACGGCGACAACGGACACCCCAGTCTACTACCTGAAGTTCACGGGTGCGCTTGTTCTTACCCAGAACGCCACGTCGCTCATCTTGCCCGGTGCGGCCAACATTACGACGGCTGCCGGAGACACCGCGCAAGCGATGTACCTCAATTCGGGTAACTGGCAAGTCATTCAGTATACTCGCAATGCCGCTGCACCGAACCCAACGGTTCAAACGTTTCTCACTGGTAGCGGCACCGCCACTCCAGCGGCAGGCGTAGTCCGCTGGAAAGTTACCATGTCCGCTGGAGGCGGGGGCGGTGCGGCTAATATCACGAACAATGGTGCTTCAGGATCGAGTTCATCGCTCGGAAGCTGGACAGCGCTCGGCGCTGCCGGTGGAGGTGTTGGAGGGGGCTTTGGCGGCACGGGCGGGACAGGAGGAGTTAACGGGACAGGTACCCTTATTGTGAGGCTACCTGGAGGTCGCGGCGGTGGGGGACAGTATAATAACGGTACAGCGTCGGGGTTTGGTGGTGGTAATGGCGGCGGTAATCCTCTTGGGGGCGCGCCAGGGGTCTCACAGCAAGCTCAGCCGGGACTGGCCGCCCCAGCTAATACGGGAGCTGGTGGGTCGGGTACTTCTTTGAGTGGTACTGGCTTCGGTTCGGGTGGTGGCGGTGGTGCTGGCGAGTACGTTCAGTTTTATGTCAGCAACCCTACGGCATTAGCCTATGTAATTGGCGCGGGGGGCAACGGAGGTCCGGCAGGCGCCAGTCCTGGAGGCAACGGCGGTTCCGGGCTTATCGTTATTGAGGAATTTTACAATTAACCTTGTACTCTATTTACCCTTGACGTACTCTAAAACAAACAACCCAGGAGCATGAAATGGCCAAACCCACTAAGCCCCATTCGCCTGCAAAGACCCGTAATGCGTCCGATGCGGGCATCGTCGGCGGGACGATCCACACACTTTACGGCTCATTGACTTCAGCCCAGCCGGACGGCGCGGGCGATCCATCGCGCACGATCCAGTCGAAAGCAAGCGTCGACGACCGCACGACGCGCACTGGCGTTGCCGTGGGTAAAGACGGCAACGCGAAGCCCGATAAAGGAGTTCTTCGCTAATGGACATAACTCCAATCCGCTTGGCCCGCCACGTCGAACAAGTGGCTGCACTCACGGAAGGGCACTATCGTGAAACCTCCGTCTACGCAAAGACGCGGCCTCTCATGGTGGATTGGGGTTATTTTCTCCGCGCTGAAGACGCTGGCCATATGGGCCTTATTGGCGTCTTTGACGGTGAGCGTCTGGTTGGTTATGCTTGCTTTATCCTTAGTCGTAGTTCGTTCATTAATAATGATGTCGTTGCAGTATGCAATCAGCTATACTTGCTCCCAGAATATCGCAAAGGACATACGGGAGCAAAGCTTATCAAGGAGATCGCACTCCTCGCTAGAGTGATGAAAGCAGTTAGAGTGCAGTTCTTTATACCTTGGAGACAGAAGCGTGTCACGGCTCTTATGCTTCGTCTTGGGTATTCCACATACGAGGCGTCGTTCGTAAAGGATTTGATCGATGGGTGATAGCAATGTTCCCGACGTTCCGCTCGACCCGAACCAAGGCGCGGCGGCACAAGGTGCTTTCCAGGGCATCCAGGGCTTGTCCAAATATCAACCTTACTACCAGGGAGCCTACGACAAGCAGGCAAACAATCCATATGCCGGGCAAGCGGTACAAGGGGCGGAAGTTGCGGGACAGGCGGGGATCGCACAAGGGCACCAAAACATAAGCACGGGGGCGGACCTCACCTCTCAGGCTCCGCAGTTTTTCAATCGCGCGAGCCAAGCTCTGAACGATGGGTTCGATCCGCAGAACCAGTTGCGCAACCGTGAACAGCAACGGCTCGACGACACCGTGGGAGCCCGCAACGCAAGCCTCGGCATCGGCACGTCTCCGTTCGGTGCGGGCGTGGCGAACGAAGCGGACAAGAACTTCGGGCTCGATTGGCTCGATAGGATCGTCGGACGTGAGCACACGGCGGCGGGCACGGCAGCCACACTCGCGGGTCAAGGGACATCGCTTGATCAAGCTGGGGCGAACCTCGGCGCGTCCGGTGCACGCCAGCTTAGCGAGGGCGCATCCCTTCCATACTCCACACAAACGGGGGTCAACAACGACCTTAACTCGTTGCTCCAGCTCCTCACGACCATCCCGCAAGGCCAGATCAAAGACTACCTGTCTTATGGTCAGAACGCCAACGCTCAAGCGACGAACTCGATCAATGCGGGTAAAGCCCAGGATGCGGCCGACCAGGCGTTCGGTAACGGCATCGGTTCCGCTCTTGGCGTCGGCGCTAAACTGTTTGCACTGTAAGGAGTGAGCAATGAACCTAGCACAGATTTTCGCCGCTGCTCCCAAGGGGTATGTCGACACCGATAAAGAGCTAACAGAGACGGCACAGAAACAGTTCAATCTCGATGAAGGCAAGAGGTTGTCCCCGTTGCGCGATGAGCTTCTGAAGTCTCAGATCGCGAAGAACGGACGTTCGGGAAGAGGTAGAGGCCAGCAAGACACGGGCGCAGCCGATAACTTGGTTCTGCAATCGCTGCTTCAATCCTTGAACGGTGCGCCAAACAGCGCTCCGCCTCTTCCCGGCGCTCCCCAAGCTCCAGCCGGTCCCGGCTTTCCAGGGGTGCCAACAGCGCAAGTTACCCCTCAGGGAGGTGGCCCCAATGGCGACATTCCCACAGCCATGACGAACGCCGTACCCCAAGGCGGCACACCCCAAGGCATGGGTGCGATCCCCGGCATGGGTGCGATGGCGTCTCCACCAATTCCCCAGGCACCGCAGATGCCGCCAGCTCCCGCACCGGCCCGCCCCACCCCTCAAAACCCCATGGACATTTATAAGTCCATCCTCACGGCTCCGATCCCGGCGCAACAGAAGATGATGGCCCTGCACCAGTTGCAAAAATTCATGTCGGTGCAAGGCAACCTCGACTACAAACAGGGGGGGTTGGAGGCCCGCAACCGAGGCCTCGATCTCCGGGAAGAGGAAGGGGAAAGCCGGAACTCGCGGTTCCATGACGGCCAAGCCGGACAGGATCGCCGCCTCGACACGCGCGAACAGGGTCAGGACCGGCGCTTCAGTCAAGGCCAGCAAGGTCAGAACGACCGCGCTTTCTTCAGGGCGGAGACATCGCCCGATGCCACGCCCGCTCAGGTGCAGAGCGCGGAGAAGAATTTCAACGACCGGCGCGCGGCGGCATCGAAAGCTTTCAGCGACCAGGACCGCGCATACCTGTCTTCGAAGAGCAAAGAGTGGCGCGGCAACCCGAACGTCATCGGCACAAAAGTAAAGCTTCCCTCGGGGAAATCTGTCACTATCACCAAGGACGGTTTCGAGACGGAGTAATGTTGTGGGTAAAGAGACATTCTCGTTTAAGTGGGAAGACATAGGTACCGACAACGACCCCAACGTCACCGAAAAGACGAAGACCCCCGCACGTCCGGGGTTCGCGACCGAGAACGACCACAGCGCCATGGTGCGCTCGTTCGCCGGTACACCCGACATCATGGGCAAGAACACGGACACGTTCCTTGGCGCGGTCGCTGGCAAGTCTCTGCGGGACAAGGCCCCCGCGAGCGGGGCGATGCCTGCCTATTACAACGACTTGCCAGGACGTGAAGCGAAGGAGGCCGTGGACGACAGCCTTGGCGCGGGACAGGACCGCAACATGCGCTCCATCCTCGATATGATGGGCATCTTCCCCTACTTGCGCACCGCCGCTGAAGGCCTCTCGAACGATAGCCCCGAAGGCAACGCCATGCGCCGCGCCCTTCAGCAATACTATGGCAGCGCGGCCGAGAACGCACCGGACGCCGTGAAGGTGCTGTCGAACACGGGAGGCCCCGTCTCCGCTCTTATGTCCACACAGAAGGCCTTGCGCGCCGGAGGGCTCGCCGGAGGTGCGGTGCTTGGCGGCGTTGGGGGGTACGCGGGACAGGTGGAGCCGGACTTTGGCGACATCTTCGGGCGCGCTGAAGGCACGGCGTCCGGTGCGGCTTTCGGTGCGGCCATCGGCAAGACCGGCGAAGTCGCGGGCAACCGCGCGAGCGCCGCGTTCGGGTCCAAGCCCCAGGAGCGCCCTACCCTATCCGCTGAAGACTTGAAGCGCATGATGGGGTACGAAGAGAGTGCACCTATCCCGAACGAAGAGCTGGTAAAGGCTATCCCCAAAGCACCCCCGGTGCCCGAACGGCCCTCCTACATGGCTTCGCCCGAAGAGATCGCAGCCCAGCAACAAACCCCGCAAGAGATCGCCACGATCAAAGCCTCCAAGTTCGGCGGGAGTCAGGAGACCAAGGCCCGGCTTGCGCAGTATAGCGAGAGCGTTCCCGTTGGAGGCAAACAGCTCGTACAGCAACAACAAGCCCGTGGCACAGCCGACGTGAACAAGGACATCGCCCGCGTCACGAAGAAGATGGAGCGGGGCATCGAGCGCGCCGAGGCCAACTTCAAGGGGGCGGACCTCAAGGCCCGCGTCAAAGAGCTGAAGGACAGCTTCAATGTCGAGTTCAAGTCCCTCAAGACCGAGCTGACGGAGGCACAGAAACAGACGCGCGCCGAAGCCAACGCGGCACAAGGATCGAAGCAAGCCGAGCAGATGGCCGCGATGCAGGTGCGCCAAGCCACGAAGAGCGAGCCCGTCTCCAATCCCGGTCCGGTGGCAAAGGGCGTGACCGCCGCTCGGGTGTACACGCGTCCGCCTCGTGAAGGGTTCAACGCAAGGGAAGCGATCCCCGGCTTCAAGGAGATGAGCGCGGAAGAGAAGACCCGTGCCATCGCCGACTACGCCCACGCACCCGAGCGTGAGCGCCTTGGCGAGCTGCCCACGTATGCCATGGAAGGTGCGAACGCCCGCGACCCCAACAGCCTGAAGACGGCGCTGGAGAAATCAGGATCGTTGAAGTATCTCGACTCCCAAACGAAGCAATACTACAACGACGTGTCGCAATACTTGTTCCGCTACCAGACACCCGGCAAGCCGGTGGACACGTCGCGACCCTATGCCAATGCCCACACCCAGGCCTACATGGACTTGACGGGGGGCAAGGTTGGAGAGTTCGTATCCAAGGACGTGTTCTATAAAAAGTACCTTGCCGAGTTCGATAAGCGCAACGGGATGATCGATGTGAACGAGGGGCTGAAGCGGAAGAGCCCCGAGAAGTTCGACCAGCATCTCGATCTCTATGGGCGTGAGATTGGCCAACCCCCGAAAGGTTTGACACCCCTCGGGGTGCCGGACCAACCCCTCGTGTGGGTGCGTAAAGGAGACAAGGTTGCCCTGTCACCGTACTTCCCGAACGAGACGCGGGGCAAGGGCATGGACCCGGATATCATCCGCAACCAGCTCGATACCAACCCCGAGATCGCCAAGCTACCGGACAAAGACCTCAACCGGATGTTCGGCTCCGACGATGCCTCGACCATCCGCAAGTATTGGCTCGTGGACAAGATGCCCGTGACCGAGGGCATGGACGCGCTGGCAAGGCTCCCCCGGCAAGACCGCATCGTCCCGGCACCCGACGCCCGCCAATCCATCGCCGCAGGTTCTCCATTGCCCACCCAGCAACAGCAAGCCCGCGCGGGCGGCACCTCGGGCATCCCCCAGCCGCGCGGCCCTCGTGGGGGCAAGCTCCCGGCGGGCAAGATACCCCCCGTGCCACAGCCTGCCCCCAAAGGCTCCATGGCGCTCCGTGCATGGGACGCGGTGCAGAAGATCGCATCGCCGTCCACGGTATCCGGGGTCAGTCGCAAAGCAGCCCAAGTCATCCGCTCCCAGGTGGGAGAGGGCTTGCGCAACATCCACGTGAACGCCGAGAAGTTCGAGACATCCCGGAAGGACATCAACCGGTTGCCCGAGCCGGATCGGCTGGAGATGCTGCATTACATCCAAACAGGGGGCAGGAAGGGCAAGATCGACCCCCAATACAAAGACCTCGTGGACGATCTGAAAGCCGTCTACGCGGGGTATGAGAAGGAGATGGCATCGCTTCCCCGCTTTACGATGCAACAGTTCATGAACGACTACTTGCCGAACTTGTGGAAAGACAAGATCGCGGCGCAAGGCGTCATCCGCGCGGGCACGTACCTGAAACAGCGCCGGATCATGACCTACGACGAGGGCATCGAGCGCGGCCTTACCCCCCTCACCACCGACCCCATCGAGATCACCATGAAGTACATGGCCTCCATGCGCGGCTTCCTCGACCGGGCATTCGTCCTTCAAGAGGCCAAGAACCTCGGCCACGTGCGATACCTCAAGGCAGGCCGCGACCTTCCCGTCGGTGCGCGGCTCCTTGACGGCACCGCCCGCTCGGGCACCCAGGCCTATGCCTCCGAAGACTTCGCCCGTGTTTACAACAACTGGGTAAGCCGGGGCTTCGCTGGCATCAGCGAGGACTATGGCAATCTCTATCAGGGCATTCAACGCATCACGAACTTCAGCACGTCCATGAAGCTCGGGCTCTCCGGCTTTCACGCCGTCACCATGACGAAGGAAGCCTTCCTGGCCGAGATCGGCATGGGCGTCACCAAAGCCGCGCGTGGAGACATCGCCGGTGCCGCGAAGTCGTTGGCCAAGGCCCCCGCCGCGTTCGTCAATTACTACCGTGCTGGCGACAAGCTCATGAACGTCTACCTGAAGCCTGGCCAGCTCGGACATTTGAACACGGCCAAGAGCCAGCAAATGGCGGGCCTGCTCGCCAAGACCGGCCTTACCGTCAAGGGCCTCGACGACATCTATAAGACCACGGCGGTAGGGGACTTCTGGACATCCTTCAAGCGCGGCAGCCTCGGGAACGAAGCCCGTGCCACCGCGCACGCGTTCAAGCGCGCGCTCACGCCGGACACGATGACATCTGGAGGGGTCGGCAAGGCCGCCCTGCGCACCGGCAAAGAGAGCCTCAAGGCGACCTACGAGCTGGCCGCTCGCACCATCGAGACCGTGGCACAACCGCTGTTCTACCACTACATCCCACGTCTTAAAGTGGGTGCGTGGCAAGTGCGGATGAGCGACTACCTGGAGCGCAACCCCACGGCGTCCATGGAGAAGCAGATCGAGTTCGCGCAGCACACGGCCGACGTTATCGACGATCAGTTTGGCGAGCTCGCTCAAGGAAACATCTTCTGGAATAACACGGCCAAGCAAAGCTTGAACGTCCTCCTCACCTCGACCGGTTGGACGACGGGCACCATCCGGCTCTTCGGACAAGGTGCGTTCGACCTCGCCCGCGCCACGGCGAAGACCGCAACGACCGGCCAACGGCAAGAGTTATCTCAGCGCAGCGCCTATACAATCGCAACGGTGATCGGCCTCGGAGCCATCGGACAGACCTATCAGGTGCTTCTCGGTTCGGGTGAGACCATCAAGGACGCGCGCGATGCCGTCGCACCGAAGACGGGGGGCGTCACGGACAGGGGCGCGCCCGAGCGTGCGCTGCTCCCAGGCTATGAGAAGGACATCATCGGCTACAACCGGGACGCGGTGCAGGAAGGGATCAACAAGCTGAACCCGTTCCTCCAGACGGTCATCGACCTTGCGCGCAACAAGGACTACCGGAACGACCCCATCCGCTCGCCCATCGACCCCACCATGAAGCAGGTCCAGGACGTAGCCAAGCGCATGCTGGAGACCGTGACGCCTATCTCGGTGCGCACCGCTGGCGACCGGAAGTACGAAGGCTCCAAGATCAACATGACCGAGCGCATCGCCGGTATCCGCAGTGCACCGACCTATCTGACCGACCCCGAGAGGGACGCGCGGGGGCAAGCACGGCGCGACCGGCTAGCCGCGAAGAAGAAGGTTCGGAACGAGCGCCGCGACAAGATCAAGGCGGGCACCTACAAGTGGGAGGATGTCGAGCTTGCCCCACCGCGCGCGCAAAACCCGAGCCTGCAAAGCCCGAACAGTTTCAAGTGGGATGACATACAGTGAAACTACTTATAGTAGACTACTTCGGTGAAGCATGCGACTTGGCCGTGCGCGCGCAAGCCCTCGGCCATGAAGTCAAGCACTTTATCGTGGACGACCCCAAGTGGAGGCGTATCGGGGAGAATGCGGTGCCGCGCGTGCGCTCCATCCAGCCGCACCATCGATGGGCCGATGTGATCTTCCTCACCGACAACGTGAAGCTCATGAGCGCGCTGGAGGCATGCCGCGCCGACGAAGGATGCAAGGCCGTGTGGATCGGCCCCAACAAGGCACACGCCACGTGGGAGCACGACAGGGGCCTTGGGCAAGACCTCATGGTGAAGTATGGGGTGCCCGTGGTGCCCTACCGGATTTTCGATACGTGCGAGCAGGCCATCGCCTATGTAAAAAAGCACGACCGGCGCTTCGTGTGCAAGCCCTTCAACAGCGACGACAAGGCCTTGTCCTACGTCTCGAAGACCCCCGAGGACTTGATATACATGCTGACGCGATGGGACAAGCTCGGCAAGATCAAGGGCAAGATGCTGGTGCAAGACTTCATCCCCGGCATCGAGACGGCGGTGGGCGGCTGGTTCGACGGGGAAAGCTTTGTCGGCGGCTACCATGAGAACTTTGAGTTCAAGAAACTCATGAACGGTGAGATCGGCCCCGCGACGGGCGAGCAAGGCACCTGTCTCCACGTGGTGTCGAAATCGAAGCTGGCCGAAGACGTGCTGCTTCCCTTCGTGCCGCTCTTGAAGGCGAACGGGTATACCGGATATTTTGACGTCAATACCATCATCGCCGACGATGGCACTCCATACCCATTGGAGTTTACGGTGCGCCCCGGCTGGCCTACGTTCAACCTTCAACTTAGCCTTATGGTGGGAGACTTCGTGACGGCGTTCGCCACCGCACGGGTGCCGGACTTCAAAAAGAACACAGTGTGCACTGGCGTCGTGATGACCATTCCCGACTATCCATACTCTCACATCACTCGAAAAGAGGTGACAGGCATACCTGTTTTCGGGTTTGATAGCGAGAACAAGCACCACCATCCCGCCCAAATGATGAAGGGTGCGAAGGGGCAATGGGTAACTGCGGGAGACTACGTATGCATAGTGACGGGGCATGGGACGACGGTGCGGAAGAGCATGGCGTCGGCCTACAAGAACCTGAAGGGGCTGGTGCTGCCGAACTCCCCGATGTATCGCACGGACATTGGAGCACGTCTCGAAGAACAGCTCCCAAAGTTGCATCGGATGCGATATGTACCGATGATGACGTACTAGCCCACGAGAAATTCGAGGTTGCCGCGCTTTCGTTGAAGGTGTTGAAGGCCGTGCTTTTGAAGCCCACGGCTTTGCTTACGGAAAAAGAGATCGGACGCCAGATCGCCGCCGCTCAGATCGGTCTCGCTACCTTCGTGAAGACGGAGGAGAACGCTCTGCGCCGGAAGGTCGTCAAGGACATGACGCCGCTCTTGGCACGGTTCGAAGCGTTCGA